ATAGTTAATCGTGGTCTAGGATATTATCCTGATACTATTATGCAGTCGAATATGATGAATCGATACCATGATATCCCAAAGTCTTGGCAATACTATTTTTTACTAAATACTATCACAAAGGCAAAAAGGTTTTCGAAGTGGCATAAGCAAGATAAGCAGACCGAGTCCTTAAAGCTGGTAATGGAATATTATAATTATTCTCCAGAAAAGGCTCGTCAGGTAATGGATATATTAACAACTGACCAGATGAGCATAATTGAGCAAAAATTAAATAAAGGTGGTAAAAAATAATGTCAGTTGAAATGATACATTACGATTGGTCTCCAGAGTCGATGTTAGAAGTCACTCTGCCTGAACCAGACAATTTCTTGAAAGTGAGAGAAACATTAACTCGTATCGGGATATCTTCTCGTACAGAAAACAAACTATTCCAATCTTGTCATATATTGCACAAGCAAGGAAAATACTTTATCGTACACTTCAAAGAACTATTTGCCCTAGATGGCAAAGAATCTAATATCGCTAATAACGATATTGAAAGAAGAAACACAATCGCAGTATTACTGCAAGATTGGGAACTCTTGAAGATAGTTAAGATTGAGCAAGCAGAGCCAAAGGCATCCTTGTCTCAAATTAAAGTATTATCGCATAAAGATAAATCTTCTTGGGAATTAGTGCCTAAATATAATATTGGGAAGAAAAAATAAGGAGAGTAAATGGCTGACGCAAAAATTAGTGAATTACCAGTTCTATCATCGCCAGAAAGCATTGACAAATTATTGGTTGTTGATACATCTGAATCTACTACAAAACATATTACATACGGAAATCTAGTTTCTGCATTACAAGGTGCTAATGTTAATTTATCTGCACTTGGTGATGTTGATGTCACTGGAGTTTCTAATGGGCAAGTATTAAAATACAATGCTTCTGCTAGTGAATGGCAACCTGGAAGTGACACAGCTGGTATCTTATATACTGACTTATCAGCGATCAATGCTAGTGCTACTGGTGCTGGTGCATTATCATTTAATAATGTCACAGGTGTATTTACCAATACTCCTCCCGACCTATCAACTTTCATAACAGCATCATCTTCTGATACTCTTACTAACAAATCTGGTAATATTTCAATGTTCACTAATAATAGTGCATATATTACTGCGTCTTCATCTGACACACTTACCAATAAAGCTGGTAATGTTGATATGTTTACTAATAATGCTGGGTATCTAACTGGAGCATCTACTACTACTCTAACAAATAAAACTATTGATGCGGATGGTACTGGCAACTCTATTACAAATATCGAAGATGCTAATATAAAAGCATCTGCTGCAATCGATGCTACTAAGATAGCTGATGGCTCTGTGACTTCTGCAGAGTTCCAACATATTTCAACTGTATCTTCTAATGTTCAAACACAACTAGATGCAAAAGCAGCAACCTCGTCCTTAGCAACATCAGCAACTACTGATACAACTAATGCTACTAACATAGGATCGGGAACTTTAAATAAAGCTAGATTACCATCTTCTATAGATGCGGACACAACAGGGAATGCTACAACAGCAACCACTGCCACATCTGCTACTAACACAACAAATTTACCAAGCACAGTACTCGGAGCAAACCAAACTTATGCTATGCTCTATGCTTTTGATACAACTGCTGGTACAAACATCTATTCTATCGCAGTCGGTGGTACTGTAGCTGGAAATAAACTTTGGTATTATACTGGAACATTATCTACAACAGATCTCGGTCCAGGATATCAAGGAGCATTTGCTGCCCCAATGACAGCATCAGGAGATAATCCTAGTGATGACATTAATAAATGGGTGCAAATCGATTCAACTGGAAGTTCCACTTGGAGAAACATGGGTCCACAACAAGCAGTATCATATGATCCTGCAGGTGCCAACTGGTTTAAAGTACCAGCATTATTCGTGAGAGTATCTTAATCTTTAAGAAACTTCTTACAACATTATTGAAATGGATTATGAAAATGATACCTATATATTATGATGAGAATGCCTTTTTTGGGTTCTCTAATTTAAACTCGCTTCATAAGGAGGAAACAATATGAACGCACATATAAACATGTGGTCACAACTAAGACCATTTTCAGTCGGCTTTGATAGTCTATTCGATCGTCTAGATCACGTCAATGCCATTCACAAACAAGAAAGCTACCCACCATATAACATAGTAAAGATTTCGGAAGAGAAATTTGCTATTCAAATGGCTGTAGCTGGATTTTCTAAAAAACATATTGCAGTTGAACATCAGGAAAATATTCTGACAGTTAAGTCAGTTCCATATACAGCTGATGAACTTGCTGCAGTTGAAGAAGATTATGTACATAAAGGAATCTCTAAGAGAAACTTTACTCGTACATTTACTATTGCCGATGATGTAATTATCAAAGGTGCTACTATGGAAGACGGAATGCTTTCAATTGAACTTGAAAGAGTAATTCCTGAAGAGAAAAAACTTAAAGTCATAGACATTAAGTAATTAACAACAGCTCCCCTCTTCGGAGGGGAGTCACTTTTTAAAATGGAGAATATTATGAGTGACAAAGATATATCATTATTTATGATGACAAGTGGAGAAATTATCGTAGCAGAAGTGCTAGATGCTACTGCCACAACATATACCACTAAGATGCCAAGCATGCTAGTGACAGATCCTGGAAGTGATCCTGCAAAACAACAAGTTGGTCTTGCACCATATTGTCCTTATGCAGATCCTGACAATGCGATTGACTTTTTTAGAACAGCAATACAATCTATTGTAGTTCCTACCAAACAACTTAAAGAAGAGTATGAAAGAATCTGGGGCAATCCAAGTTCTTTGGTTCTACCAGAAAAGAAACTAATAGTATAAATTATTTTACTTTTAAGTTTATTAAGGGTAGAATGATTATATGAAGTTTTATACTAATGTACATCCTCATGGCAATCAATTACTAGTCCGATATGTTTCGGGTGGTAAAAGACGTGCTGAAAAGATACCTTTCAAGCCTAGTGTCTGGGTGACACGAGGGAAAGGCGAAACACCATACAAAACTCTCAAAGGGCATCCTGCCTATAAAGTCCAACAAGCCAGCATTAAAGACGCAAAAAACTTTGTACAGTCTTATGGCGATGTTATGGATGTTCATGGTCAAACTACATGGCATTATCAATATATGCATGACGAGTTTGATAAAGATATTGATTGGGACAAAGATCTAATTAAGATCTGGTCTATTGATATTGAAACTGAAGCTGAAGAGGGTTTCCCTAATATTGAAAGAGCAAATGAGAAACTTCTTTTAATTACCTTACAAGATAATCATACTAAAGAAACTGTCACTTTTGGCACCAAGCCATATACTGGCGATGCTACTCAACATACTGATTGGCGATATGTATATTGTAGTGATGAGAAAGTTCTCTTTAATAAATTTCTAGATTACTGGATTGAAAACTATCCTGATGTTATTACTGGATGGAACTCTCAGTTCTTTGACCTTGCTTATTTATGGAGAAGAATGTGTCACATAATTGGTGAAGACCATGCTCGTAGATTATCTCCCTGGAAAATAGTACATGAAAGGGAAATATTTGTAAAAGGTAATAAACAGTTCGCCATTGCTATCGCAGGTGTTGCTCAGCTAGATTATCTAGACCTCTACAAAAAATATACTTATACTGCCCAGGAATCTTATCGTTTAGATAATATCGCATTCGTTGAACTTAATTCTAAGAAATTAGATCACAGTGAATATTCTACATTCTCTGACTTCTATAAGATGGACTGGAATAAGTTTGTTGATTATAACATTCATGATGTTAGATTAGTTGATATGCTAGAAGATAAAATGAAACTGATTGAACTTCAGTTGACTATGGCATATAATGCTAAGATTAATTATGATGATGTATTCTCGCAAGTTCGTATGTGGGATATGATTGTTCACAATTATCTAATGAAAGTAAATGTGGTCATACCACCCAAGTCCAGCCAAAATAAATCTACTAAGTTTGAAGGAGCATTCGTAAAAGATCCAATTGTAGGATTACATAAATGGGTGGCTTCCTTTGACTTAAACTCACTATATCCGCATTTAATTATGCAGTATAATATTTCCCCTGAAACATTACAACAAGAATCAGTTGAAAAGGGTGTCGAGCATTATCTTAAAAATCCTGCTGGAGAATCTGATTTTGCTGTTGCTGCAAATGGTTCGCAATATAGAAAAGACTTTAGAGGTGTGTTCCCATCTATTATGGAAGACTTCTATAATCAAAGAAAGATTGCTAAAAAAGAAATGCTTCAAGCACAGCAATTATATGAAAACGAAAATGATCCTAGACAATTAAAAGTTATCTCAAGTAAAAATAATTATCAGATGGGAATGAAGATTGCTCTTAACTCTGCTTATGGTGCACTCGGCAATCAATACTTTAGATACTTTGATATTAAGATGGCTGAAGCTATTACTACTTCTGGGCAATTATCTATTCGTTGGATTCATGATAGAATGAATGAATATCTAAACAAGATAATTGGTACAAAAGATGAAGACTATATTATTGCTGTTGATACAGATTCTATCTATGTGACCTTTGAGAAACTTGTTGATAAAGTTATGGGAGATAAACAAACTGACATAAATAAAACTATTAAGTTCTTAGATACAATATGTAATGAAAAATTCATGCCATATATAAATGAGCAATATGCTATTCTTGCTAAAAGACAAAATGCTTTTGCAAACAAGATGGTAATGGAAAGAGAAGTTCTAGCCGATAAAGGTTTATGGACTGCTAAGAAAAGATATGTTCTTTCAGTATATAACTCTGAAGGAGTATCTTATAAAAAACCTAAGATGAAGATTATGGGTTTAGAGATGATTAAATCTTCTACTCCTCATGCTGTTCGTGAATTATTAAAAGAGGTAATACCAACTGTTCTTCGTGGAACTCAATCTGAATTGTATGAGTTTATCGAGAAAGCTAGAACTCATTTTAATTCACTTCCTGTTGAAGAGATTGCTTTTCCTAGATCGGTAAATGGTCTGAGCAACTATTATGATTCCTCTCAAATATATCGCAAGGCAACTCCTATTCATGTTAGAGGTGCTTTACTTTATAA